CCGCCATGCCGGTCACCTTGACGTGCACCTCTGCCTGGTGGTCGATCAGGTAGTTCATGATCCGAACGCCGGATGCAACGTCACCGCCCGGGCTGTTAATCTCCAGGTCGATTCGGTCGAGTTCGCCCAGAGCGTCTACCGCCTCGATGAATTCGCGGGCCGGCTTCTCGCCGGTAAAGTCTGCAATCCAGTCCGGAGCCCAGTCCGAACCAATCGCGCGGTCAATACTCAGCTTGGCCGTCCGGTCTCCGGAAGCCTGTGCGGTGAACCACTTCATGGTTTATTCCTCTTCGGTGAGCTCCGCTTTCCGGAGCATTTCGGCTTTGCGTTTTTTGGCGTTGACGTTGGCCTGCTGAACATCAACGGCCCGGTAACCGCGCTTGGCTACCAGAGCGTCGAGGCTTTCGAGGTCGTTGTTGAGCTCGAGCACTGCGGCCTGTGCGTCTTGTGTTGGATGGATGTGCGGCCAGCGCTGGGTGCGCCAGTCTCGCCTGTTGTAGTCGTCGTAACGGTCGGCGTAGCCTGGGGCCTGAACCTTTCCGGTAAGAACCGCTGCGTTTGTGAACCAGAAACCGACGCGCTCGCATATCTGATGGATGGTCAAGTGATCCTGCGCCATCTCGATCTCGCGGCGGTATTCGGTAATCATAGCTCGATAGGTGCGGTCATTGATCTTCGACCAGTCGCCCGTGACCAGTTCATAGAGCGACTTTGCGCCGGCGGCGATTGCGAGCTTCTGCTGTTCCTGAAAGTCGGTGTAACCAGAGCCGGTGTTGTCGCCATCGAAAAGATTGAGCTTCTCGCCGGCTGCGCCGGTCAGTATCGTTCCCGGCTGAGCGCTGATTTCAGGAAGTGGCTCGTCTTCCGCCATTGGCTCGCCAGTAATCGGGTCGTACTTCCAGTCCGCATCACCTTGATATTCCTTTTGCAACCAACCCGTGAACGGAGCCCTCGTTTCTTTGCGGACCAACTCGCTATCTTCGTAGCTGTCATAGGTCTTTGCGCGGAGAAGCGCCTGGACAATATCCGGCTCGCCCCTCACCTGCCCCGGTCGCAGGGGAAGGTAGTGATGGATGATCTGGCTGGCCGGGATGCGTAGCAGTTTTGCGGTCGAAAATGAAGAGCCGTTGGAGTCCTGCGGGTGCTCTGGATACATCCAAACCGCTACACGCTGGCCTCGCTTATTGAACTCAATCCCGGCGATGATCTTGTTGCCGTTGCGGCGAACGCGGTTTTCTGTTTCCGGGACGTGGTGCGGCTCGATTACCTGTAACTGAACGGGCACCGTCAGGCCGAAAGACGCCGGGCGCGATCTCAGCCTTATAAACACCTCACCCTCTGTCCGGCGACAACGGACGGCCTGTGATAGCTGGCCATAGAAGTCCAGGGTACCGTCCGGGGAAGCCTGTCCAGTCCAGGGCAGCCAGAGGCCGGACATTGATTCGTTGAAGCTGCCGTCGCTGGATTCAAAAATCGGCGTAATACCGGTGCCAACCTCGTTGACCACGTTCCGGCTGATGGCTCGCTCAAGCCATGGATTATTCCTGACGCCCTGAAGAGAGCGATTGCGAAGCGTGTTCAGTGAGCCGTTCAGCGCACGGTTCGGGCCTGTAGCCGGAGCGTTCCAGCCAGTAGCCCGGCGACCATTGGTTGCACCCTCGTATGCCTGGTTCTTGAACTGACTTGCAATCCAGTTGGCAGCTTGACGGAACTTGCCCGGCATATCAGACCCCTTTGCAAACGTTTACCCGAACGCCGCGCCGAGGCGGCTTTCCGGAATCCTTCAAAATCTCGTTTTCAATGTGCTGCTTGGACTTCATCAACTGCTCAATGGAGCGGTAGCGAACACGCTTGCCATCAGCGAACTGCACTTCCAGTTCACCGGTCGCAATCGCGTCATTGATCACATCAAGATCGTCTTGAGTAAATGCCATTAGGATTGGAACCTGATTCTGGAGCGCCGGCGCTGGCGTTTAGCCGGGGGCACTGTGGATTTCGAGACGGACTGTTCACCGCCCGCCTGGATCTCGCTATTGCTATCCCATGGCCTGGCCCATGGCGGCGGTGATTGCCAGTTAATCTTGTCATAGCCTTTCTTGGTGGCGGCGCAATCGATGTATCCGAACAGGTCGAAGGCTTCGTTGTCACCCTTGCCCGGCTTCTCCCATCGGCCTCGCTGATCACGTTGCTCGTAAGTCAATTCGGCGTAGAACCATTCGCCAAGCCATTCCGGGAAATGGATATACCCGGGGCCGGGCTCTTCCCTTTCAAGTCGGTTTGAAATGGTGTCTTTGATCAGATTGGTATTGAGCACGTACAGCGGAATATCGCCCTTGCTGCTGGCGTGCCGATCTTTTCGGCCCGTGCTGTCCGGGAACGTCTCACGCATCCGTGGCGCGTTGATCGTGCTGCCGCCCTTGATCAGCATTGTCTTCCGGTGCAGCCCCTGGCGTTTAAGCTTCCGGTAAAACTGGTAGGCATTTTCGGTAACGCCGGACTCACCACCGGTATCGATGGCCGTCATCAGAACCGGCATTTCTCTGCCGCTTTCGTCCGCCAGTGGATACTTTCTGGAGATTACGAAGGTGGTCAGCAACTCCCAGTCTTCTGGGTGGCCGGCTGGATCGATCCGTACCTTTTCACCGTCTTCGTTAGTGCGGGCCGCCTTGCGCAGGGAGAATCGGTCTACCAGCCAGCGTTCGCCGTGTTCTCCGTAGCCAACAACCTGTATGACGAATCGCCTGCGCTTTCCGGCCTGAACATCCACCGCAGCAAACAGGGACCGGACCCCTTCAGGAACAACCCGGTCACCAAGACTCTCGGAGCGCTGCTGGATAACCTCAAGGCTTCGGACGTTCTCAGCTTTGCGGTACTGGTAAGGTCGCCCCCAGTCGGTATTGATTTTCGATTTCAAGGTTTCCTGAGAGCCGGTCTGCTCAAAGATCTCTTCGGCTTGCCGGAGCATCTGCGCCAAGCTCGCCCATGTCTGAAATGTTGCTGCAGGGCCCTCCATCCAGAACGAAGCAATCCGGCTTTCCCTTGGTGTGCCGACAAGTTCGCCGGTCGGCGTCAACTGGCAGCCTTCCGGCACCCACTCACCTTTTGCGTTAAGTGCCCGCTTTCTGGAAGAGTCAACGAGCGTCCCGCAATGGGGGCAAAATGGCTTGGCCGCCTCCATGTTGAAGTGTTCCATGATCGGCTGATACCACTCTGCGCAACTGTCGCACTGCCAGTAAAGACGCTCCCGAGTTCCAAGGTTGTAAAGTGAAAGCGCCCCCTTGGTAGGAGGCGCCATGTGCGGGTATTTTTGGTCCGGCTTATAGTCCGGATCGGTTATCTCCCAGCCCGGGGAAGTCTCAACCAGGGTCATGCCAGAAGACATAAAAGTCTGCGTTCGTTTTGACGCCAAGCTGAATGGATCGCCTTCGCCGTTCAGATCCTCTTCCAGCCGGTCGTAATCCGTCAGGGCCACGAACCGGTAATCGGAACTGGATAGGACGTTTACTGTTGGCCACTTGATACCGAGATAGTTGCCGGCCCTGAATGTCTTGTCATGCACGTTGTTGTCGTGCCCGTGCGGACTCATCATCGGGGCCAGCCTTGGAGAGTTCCGCAGCATGCGGTCAATCCGCTTCTTGCTGTACTCCCTCGCCTTTTCCTCGCTGATCTGAACAATCAGCATGTCGCCCGGGTCGCAGCTGACCACGTAAGCAACCCACCCATCCAGAAGGCAGTTAGTCTTGCCAGATCGGGCCGGGCCTACGAACACCACCGCGTCATACATCCTGCTGGAGAGGCAGTCCATCGGGCGGTTCATGTACGGGGTTAGGTCTTTGCGGAAGCGGTCTATTTTCCCGCCGCCATCCACGACCATCATGTTCTCGGCAACCGCGTCACTGACTTTGATCCTGCGCGGCGGCTTCATCAGCCTGGCGACCTCTCGCTTGATCTGGGCTGCAGATGCAAGGGAAGTCATTCGTCGTTTTCCTCTTCGATCACAAGGAGGTAAAGCTTTTCTCGCAGGCCGTCAACACTGCTCTGGACTCGCTCAATTCTCTCCGGGTCCAGGTCGCAATCCCTTTCAAGTATGTCCGGCAAACTATCCAGAGTGGTGGTTACCGCTTTGGCCAGTTTGCTCATCTCCAGGTGTACTTCGTCAGCCGGTATCAACTGCCTGAGTTGAACTTCAAGCTTTACCCTCTCGTTCTCCGACTGATACCAGGACTTTCGCTCTGATGGCGGAAGCTTTGAGGGGTCGTCATCCGGATCGAAGAACACCTGGTCTGCGTAAATCGCCGGGGCCGCATCCTTCAGTGCGTAGGTCGGGTAGCCGCCCTTCTTTCCTGTCGGGCTAATGCCGGCATCCTCAATTCTCCGGGCGATGGTTTTGCGATCCATGCCGAAGGCCCGGGCAAGCTGGCTGATGGACCAGTTGTAAGCATCTGCAATGCTGTTGACTTCTCCGGTCACGGTTCAATCACTCGCTGTTTTAATAACCAGAGCGAACAGTTTTAACTGTTTGATAATTAAATGGTTATAACTGGCAACTGGTGAGGCGCTATACAAGGCCAAAAATTTCACGAAAACCGCGTGGTTGCTCCGGCCCCGCGGGCTGGCCAGACCTCCAGGGGCCCCGTTATTTTGCACCGTTTTGGTTCACGCCGTGACCA